AGCATAAACGCTGTCTTCGGCTCTGCCGAAGACAGCGGGAGCGACCAGAGTACTACCGGCACATCCATCTTCGATCCCGTCCTTTGCGAGCTGGCCTATACATGGTTCAGCCCGCCCGATGGGGCAATCCTAGACCCGTTTGCAGGCGGTAGCGTGCGGGGGATTGTGGCCGCATACCTAGGGCGCAAGTATACCGGCGTTGATCTGCGGGCCGAGCAGATAGCGGCGAATGTTGTGCAGGGGGCGGCTATTGTGCCGGATAATCAACCGACGTGGATTGTGGGCGATAGCGCCACCGACCTACCGGCGGGACAGTTTGATTTTGTATTCAGTTGTCCACCCTATGCCGATCTTGAGGTGTACAGCGACAACCCGCAAGACATTAGTACGATGGATTACCCCGATTTTATTGCGGTATATCGCAGCATTGTCGCACAGAGTGTTGATCGGCTGCACGATGACCGGTTCGCTTGTTTTGTGGTTGGCGACGTGCGCGACAAGAAAGGCATCTATCGCAATTTTGTAAGCGATACGATTGCGGCGTTTCAGGATGCCGGGGCAATGCTCTATAACGAAGCTATTCTTGTTACCGCTGTTGGTAGCCTGCCGATCCGAGTAGGCAAGCAGTTTGATAGTGGGCGTAAGTTGGGCAAGACTCATCAAAACGTGCTTGTGTTCATCAAAGGCGACGGCAAACGAGCAACGCAGGCGTGCGGGCCGGTGCAAGTCATTGACCCGGCGGAAATGTTTGGGGAGGTGTCCTAATGGCACTCCCGGCAATTGTCGAGCATGATGGGATATTCGTGGTGCGGGACGATGTTCATCTGGGAGGAACTAAGGCGCGGGTTCTTCCGCGATTTTTGACCGGAGCGGATGAGTTCGTCTACGCTTCACCCGTTTATGGCTATGCACAAATTGCGCTTTCTCATTGCTGCAAGGCAGCGGGGAAGAAGGCGACGATCTTCTGTGCCAAGCGCGGCGAATTGCACGCACGAACGCAAGAGGCAAAGCGGGCCGGGGCGAAAATTGTGCAGGTTCCGCACGGGTATTTGTCAAATGTCCAATCAAAAGCGCGCGCATACGCTGAGGCGACCGGTTCGCAATTGATACCATTCGGGCTTGATTTTCCGGAGTTCCTGGAGGCGCTCGCGACGGTGGCTATCTCTTTGGATATAAAACCATCAGAGGTTTGGACAGTGGCGGGTTCTGGGGTGCTGACCAGGGCGCTACAAATGGCTTGGCCGGCGGCGCGATTCTACGCTGTGCGCATAGGGGCGGCACCTGACGCTGGGTGTGCTACCGTGCTAACTGCTCCTGAAAAATTTGAGCAGGATGCCAAGATGCGGCCACCCTTTCCATCTTGCACGAATTACGATGCGAAGGCGTGTCAGTTCATTCGGCACCGCGCGTCGCCGGGATCATTGTTTTGGAACGTGGCAGCATAAGGCGAGTAGGCAGCGACAACAGCAACTATGGCAGCACGAAAACGAACACCATTCCAGCGCGAGGAAGATTTAGTCCAGATCACGCGCTTATACCTGCAAGGCCGCACGCAGCGCGACATTGCCGAGGTGGTTGGCGTTACTTCTGGGCGCTCGCAGGAAGTGACTGAGGCGCAATCGGAGTCAACAGGCTGCAATTGTCGGAAGTTAGACAGGCTTACAGGGAATTTGCAGGGAAATGAGTAGCAGAGTAGGTTATGGCAAGCCGCCAAAGGATACGCAATTTGGCGGCAAACGCGCCAACAAACGTAACAATAAAGGTCGCCCCAAGGACTTTACCGCGCTGCGCACGCTGGCTCAGGACATAGCGCACGAAGAAGCGCGCCAACCGGACGGGCAAGCTATCACCATCAACGGCAAGACGGCGACCATCACCGAGGCGATTCTGCGCAAGTGGGCAACGTCGAAAGATCCGCGATTGCAGATTATGTTTATGGAAGTGTGCTACGGCAAGGTGCCACAGGAGACGATACTGAGCGGCAAAGAAAAGGGTGATGCAATCCAAGTCAAGTTTGTTGATTATCGGGCAGGGCTAGATGGATCTTCCGAAACTGAGAAGTGATCAGCTTGCTATCGCCCGTCACCCCGCCAAAACCAAAGTGCTGTCAATGGGGCGGCGGTGGGGCAAGACCGTGCTAGGCGGCACGGTCTGCGGCAATGCCCTGGCGCAACATGGACGGGTGGCATGGATTGCCCCAACGTATAAAAATACGCGCCCGATGTGGCGGTGGCTACTCATGGCAACGGCGGCTGATGTGAAGGCAGGGCGCATGGGTGTCAGTAGATCCGACCGCACGATAGAAACCAGGAGAGGCGGATTTCTTGGCATTTTTAGCGGTGACAATATTGACAGCGTGCGCGGGGAAGCGTTTCACCTAGTAGTGGTTGATGAGGCGGCGCGCATTCCTGAAACGGCCTGGTCAGATGCCATCATGCCGACGCTTGCGGACTATGGTGGCGATGCCATCCTAATTAGCACACCAAAGGGTAAAAACTGGTTTCACAGTGAGTGGATGCGGGGCGTAGATGGCAATGATGAGATTGCGTCATGGCGTGCGCCAACCAGCGCCAACCCGAATCCAAATATCAAACGGGCGTTTCAACTGGTAAAAGATAGAGTGCCGGAAGACACATATAGGCAAGAATGGCTGGCCGATTTTGTCGATGGCGGCGCTGTCTTCCGCAATATCAAAGCCTGCATGAATGCGCCAGCCGCAACACCGGAAGCGCACCAGGGGCACACGTTGATCGCCGGCATTGATTGGGGCAAGCAGAATGACTTTACCTGTATCTCTATCGGTTGCCGTGACTGTAAATGTGAAGTCGCCAAAGACCGGTTCAATCAGATTGATTACGTTTTTCAGCGTGACCGGCTGAAAGCGATTCATGAGAAGTGGAAACCGGCGGCTATCCTTTGCGAGTTGAATAGTATCGGGCAACCCAACTTCGAGATGCTACAGCGCGACGGATTGCCGGTGCATGGCTTTACCACTACCGCGTCAACCAAGCCGCCACTCATCGAAAATATGGCGCTGGCGTTCGAGCGGGCGGAATGGCAGTTCCAGCAGGATAGTGTGTGGACAATGGAGCTAGAGGCATTTGAGCGCACGGTGTCATCGACAACCGGCAGAAGTAGTTACAGCGCGCCGGACGGGGCGCATGATGATACGGTGATTGCCAGGGCGTTGATGCTGTGGCAGGCAAATAACATGTTTACCGCCGGCACATGGGGAACCAGGAAGAACAAATGAGCAGACGCAATAACCGCTACAAGCACCGCCAACCGACAGCGCCGCTAACCAACAACGTGCGCAGTATCCGCGCACAGCGCTCCATGCTCGATAACAGCATGGCCGCCGGTTATCTTGGCAAACAATTTGAAGGGGATCGGGATTACTACGAAAAGCTAGGCTACCCCAAGGATTTACTCTTTGAACACTTTCTCGCCAAGTACATGCGGGAAGACATTGCAGCCCGCATTATCGACTTCCCGGCGGAGGAAACTTGGGGCGATGGTGTCACCATCATTGACGGCAGCGAAGATGACGTGGTTGACGATTCGCCGTTCTCGGTAGAGTTTGCGGCGCTATCAGAACGCCTACGCCTGGCCCACTATTGCGAACGGGTGGACAAGATTACCGGCGTTGGCCGCTACGGTGCATTGCTTATCGGTGTGGCCGGTGATGCGCCATTGTCGGCTCCGGTGGAACGACTGAATAGCGCCGCTGATGTGCTATATCTACGGCCATTCGCTGAGATCAACGCCGATATTCACTCATTCGTCAACGACGCCACCGACGCCCGTTACGGGTTGCCGGCGCTTTACAATGTCACCATGATGGCCGGGACGACGGGGGCTGGCACAACCACCATGCAGGTGCATTGGAGTCGCATTATCCACGTTGCCGAAAACCTGCTTGACAATGAGGTGTATGGCATTCCCCGCTTGCAGCGTGTCTATAATCGCCTTGACGACATTATGAAGAGCGTCGGCGGTAGCGCTGAGGCAACGTGGAAGCTCATGCGTAAAGGTGGCATTTTCAGGCTTGCGCCTGACGCACGCCTGTCACCAGAGGAAGAAACGGCGTTCGAGGAACAGATCGATGAAATGGATCACGGTCTGCGGCGCTACCTGCAATTGCGTGGCATCGACTACCAGGATCTGGGCAGCGAAGTCGTAGACCCAACCGGCAACGTGGATTTGATTCTCTCGCTTATTAGCGGTGCAACCGGCATTCCCAAGCGCATTCTGATTGGCAGCGAACGGGGCGAACTTGCAAGCAGTCAGGACGAACGCAATTGGGCCAAGCGGGTTGCCAAGCGCCAGCGCAACTGGGCCGATCCGACCGTCTTGCGCCCACTGGTTGATCGGCTGATTCGTTGGGGCGCCTTGCCCGCGCCAACGACGGGGCGCTATCACGCCAAATGGTGGCCGTTGGCCGAAACCACGGCGCTTGAGCAAATGCAACTGGCACAAGGCTATTCACAGGTCATCGAACGCATGGCGCAACCGGGGATTGAGCAAGTGGTCGATGTGCCAAAGTTTATCAATTTTTACGTGCCGGATTTGCCGAGTGATGCCGTGATTGATGAGGTGGAATTGCTGGACGAGGAACTTGGCGAAACCGATGACGATGAACCTGAAAGCGTGACAGCCAACATGCTGTGGAGTGTTGCCCATGCCCGTCACTGAGTCACGCAGCGTTGACCCTACCCGCACGTCGGTGCTACGCAAACGTTACCGCCAGCACTACCGGCGCATGTGGCAGCGCGTCAATGCTGCCATCAATGAGTATATCGACACTGTGGATTTTAGCCGTCCATTGGCACAACGCACGGTGGAATTTAACCGTTTTGTTGACGCCTTGCTACAGCAGGAGTTTGGCCGAACGGAGAGCGACCGAGAGCGCGGTGCCCGTGCAATGGCAACAGTGGCGTACATGCGGGGCGTAGCTCAGGCTAACACCGAAGTGGAAGAAGCCATGCCGACGCCACAGCAGGCGGTGATGCGGGCGGATCACAATGATGCTATTGCGGCGCTCGTCTTGCTCCTGTCCACACAGTTGATGACGGTGCGGCTAGGGTTGACGGGGCAACTGCTCGACCGCTACCAACGCGCCAACAGCGCCGCTGAAGCTAAGGCCACCATTCGTGACCGCATTCAAAAGGCAGGCCGCACGCCAACAGATGGCATCGCCGCTGACGGGG